GCCAGGAGAGCCCTTTCTCAGGCATACCCTAACCAGGGCCAGGGGGAGAAAGTGCCGAGAATCGGCGCTCTCGCAGTCAACCTAAAAAACTCATGCAATTAATTGCACAAATCAAAGGGAAAGGGGTAGAGATGACCGAGCATGGATTAACAGTGATGGAGAGAATCAAGCGGAAATGTCGAATATCAACAACCAGATCATACAACGGCACACCGTGCTTATTGTGGATAGGGGCGAAAGTCGGGAAAGGGTATGGACATATCAGTGTTGAAGGCGAAATGGTTAGAGTGCATCGTATTGTGTACGAGCACAACCATGGACAAGGCTCCCTTGATGGTCTGGACGTACACCACTTGTGCGGGAACCCTGATTGCCAAAATCACCAGCATATTATTGCCCTCTCCCGTGCGGATCATATGAAACTGCATATTGAAAATGGTGATTTTGATCTTGAAAAATTCCTTGCCGGTGGGAGGGAAGCATCCAGGCAACGCAGAAAACTAACACCGGATCAAGTGCGGCAAATCCGTTTGTTGGGTGGAGTGGAGCCAATGGGAGCCATTGCACAACGTTTCGGTGTGGATAGAATGGTGATTCGGTACATTCTCGACTATAAAACCTACCAGGAGGTGTGACGGTGCGTGCGTGTTGGGTGGTGCGGTGCCGAGGAAAACGTTGTGGAGGGAGAGAATAAAAAACCATGTTGGGTGGAGAAAGAGCCCTTAAGTACCCCAGAGAATACTCAATACAACTAAAAGCATAGACAACCCACACCTTGCCTATCCATTGCCTACTATAACTATCCGTAATCACACCTTTTATTCAATCCCTTGCATTGCCTATTCAATCCCCATTCACCATGAATATACCAGGAATAAAAGTGAGCCCATTTTGGGTGCCACTCTCTGGTGTCTCATTGTCTCTTGTGGCAGTTGCCGTACTGTATCTCTATGCGTCTCATGCGAAAAGATGACAAGATATGCACGCATAAAGTGTCACTGATAACCTCAATAAAGCCCCCCTCTTTTGCGTAAAACCTCACACCTTGTTTTAAACCCCAATGAATAAAGGGTTTACAAGCCTCAATGGTCAACGCATGGATTTTAAAAAAGTTTACATAAAAGAAAATTATAGGACGTAAAATCGACAAATCGTGTCAATTTTGCCTGATTTTAACCCCTTTTTTGTGATGAATGATGGATACCTCAAGTGTCTCATAATGATTCACGGGGGGCACCCCCCTATGCCATTCGGGGCAGTGATCAAGCCCCTTCATGGTATATAGTGGCTCTAATTTTTATTTACAAATTATGTTACCTACCCGCCCACTATTTACAATAAATCAATATTTTCTGATTTTGCCCCTATAGAGGGATAGGTTTTTTTCAGTGCTGACAAATAAAATCACCTACCCTCAAGCCTTTTTCTATCTGCTTTCATTGCCGGGGGAGAAAGCACTTGACAGAAACGTCTCTTGCAGTATAGGAGATATAAGATAGGAGATAGAAAAAAGAAAACGAGAGGATTCAAGCCTTTCTGTAACATCCACACCCCTCCAGGTGAATGGGTGGCAGACCGGTAAACGACAACGCATAGTGCATGGCACATGCTGCTTACTGGTCTGTTATCTATGAAACTGCCGAAAAGTTTACAACTCAGGCTCAAGGGCAAACCCCCCACACCTCCCCCCAGGTCTCCAGGCTTGCCGAGGAAAACGTCTCCACCGACTTCTTTTTATAATGTGCCGAAGAGGAGAAAGGGGAAGGGCTCCCATATGAAACGGGAGATTAGGAAGCGGAAGAGAGATCCCAACACGGGGAGGTTGCTTCCGAATAACGCAGACGCAGTGCCGAAGAAAAGGGATTTGTGGTCTCCCCCGCATTCTCCAGGGATAGAAGGTTTTGCGCATTGGTTCAATCAGATTCAACCGCACATACAGAATCGATACCGACAGTGGGTGCCTTTCCAATTCACTGAAGGGCAGGGGAGATTTATCAAGGAAGCCTTTGCCCATGATCCCGACACCGGCACATGGTGCCATGATACCATTCTGCATATCTCCCCCAGACGGCACGGGAAAAACTATCTTTACGCACTGATAGTGCTATGGTTGACGTGCTCCCGTAGGAATTATATCACGCAGTTGAGTGGGAATACGGAAAAGCACTCCAGGGCAGTGCAACTCAACCTTTTAGAGAATATTATCCGCAATACGCCGAAGTTAAAAATTGAGTTTGGGCCAAAGTTAGACAAGAATCTCACCCGGTATGAAATTTCTCACCCTCGCAACCATTCTAGAATACAGTTAAACGCCGGATCATTTGCTACCGCTTTCGGGGAAGGTTTCTCCCTGCTATGGCATTCAGACCGGCACGCACTGCTTGACGATTCCCCCTTGAATGCGATGCAGTCATCTTTGCTGGATACGCACAATACGCTATTTCTGATGGATAGCAACGTTGATTCGACCGGTGGGCCTATTCATGCTCTGGAGCAAGCGGCAAAGGATGACCGGACGTTTTATACGCACCGTACAAAATATCGCTCATGGGAAGAGTTCAGGGAGAAGGCTCCCCCCTGGATTGACCGCAACCGTGCCGAGCGGATCAAGGCCACCACCCTGGAACCGGAATGGAAACGGGATATTTTAGGGCAAAGGGCCGACAGCAAAAACAGCCTGTTTTCTTCCCAAACAATAGAGATTTGCCGGGATTCGTTTACTTCTCCGGTGTCCAGTGTGGAAGCCATTGCCAAGGGCCGAGCGTATAGAATCGGGGCAGGCCTTGACCGCTCCAAATCCTTAATTGGTGGAGATTCAACCGTATTTACCGTCACCGCTAAAATTGCATCTCTACAGCATGGGGAGCCCGAATTTTACGTTCTGAATCAAACGGTTTTCCCAGTTAATACTGCATCCCTAATCAAGCGGCAAATGGTAAAGGATCACGACAAATATAAAATAGACAACGCTGTGCTTGAGAATTACGAGGTTGCCGACCTCTCCCCCTTTCTGCATTCGCAGAATATCCCCCATGAGCTTGTCAGCGCACACGATAAGAATCAAAACGCCTCATTCCCAGAATTACACAGGATAGCGAAAGAGGGCCGGTTGCACTTCTCAAGAGACCTGCAACGCCTTGCACGGGAGATGTCAACTTTTTCTTATATTCAACGCACCGGGGGCAAGTATTCATTCGGCCACCGCTCTCAATCATACCATGACGATACGGTCTATTCTCTCAACTGGTCGATCTTTGCAACCCGATCAGTGGTACTGGATGCATACACCCTCAAGGCTATTCAGTGCTTGAGCAAATCACACAAGAGGGCCTTTTGCTATCTCATGGGAGGGGATATGGTTTTGAATTGCTCCCGAAATTGTATTGCTCATAGAGAAGTAATGGTAATGCATAAACTGTTTTCTCAATTCAACATATATAAGGAATTAGACATACCAACTTTCTACCTTTCCAAGGTGAAGTTGACAGGGCCGAGAATCCGTATGGCTGCATGATTAGTGCAATTTATTTTACACCTTTTCAGGAGGTAGGAGAAGAAAATGCTTTTTACTTCCCAAGTACCCCAAATAATGGGCTTATTATCGGCCCAAATTAGTCAAGAGAGCGCCGACAACCGGAAGGTGGAAACGGCATTGAGGCTCAACTTCTACCATTCCCAACAACTGGAAACCCTGGAAAATACCATGGAGGATTTGTTCAGCGATCCCGACAGCATGGTCAAGGTGACGCTCAATATCGTGCGGAAGGTAGTTGACAACCTCTCTCAAGTCTATTCCATGCCACCGATACGCACCATTCACGGCACCGACCAGGACAAGGCCCTTTTCAAGGAAATTGCGGACAAGTGCGCACTGGATGTCAAGCTCAAGCAAGCCTCCAGATATACCAAATTGCTGAAAACCATTCTCATACGTCCGGTGTGGAGAGCGGGGGCCATTGATCTGGATATTCTCACCGGCAATATTCTTGACGTGGAGTGCGGGGATTCACCGGAGCAGTTGCTCAGGGTAGGTGTGACTGATTACGGCATGAGCGACAACGTGGAAGATATAACCTATTCCCTATGGAGTGCCGATCAATGGGAGCGTTTGGACGTGCGGGGCAATATCATTGAGGCCCAGGAAAATCCCTACGATGTACTGCCCTTCCTGCCCCTGTTCGATTATCCCCCCACAAGCTCAATCTTTTGGCTCCCAGGCTTAGACGATCTTTTCACCATGCAGCAAGCAATCAATCTCAAGCTCACCGACCTTTGCTACCTATTGGCGCAGCAATCGTACGGTGTGGGATGGATTCGGGGAGCAGCGGGAACCTCTCTCCGAGTTGATCCAGGCTCCCTGGTTGACCTGCCGGATAAAGACTCCGCTATCGGATTTGAATCTCAGCAAGCCAGAATTGAGGAAATGGTGGGGGCCATTCAACGCCTCATATCGTGGGCAATGGTGGCCCATGGTCTCAGCGCCGGGAGCATGTCAACAGACGTGCAAGTGCAGTCTGGAGCCTCAAAGAGTTGGGATTCAAAAGAATTAAGCGAAATGCGCCGGGATGACTTCACGATTTGGCGCAGTTATGAGGCAACGCTCTTTCAACTCATTAAGACCGTGTGGAATGTTCATAATCCAGGCAAAAAATTCTCCGATAGCTCAACTTGCTTCACAGAT